CCCGACCTGCGGAATATCCTCCTTGGGTTGATCTGCGTAGCGATGCAGAACATCAGCATCGGAACCAGCGATCTTGCGGCGGCGGGCTTGAGTTTCTACGCGAGCATCTTTATTGTCCGGGCCTTCGGTTGCTGCATAGGGCGCCGAGATAATTTCCCAGTTGAAGCGGAATGCCGTGCCGTTGTGGATTGGCTCGGCTGTTCCAAACGACGTATCCGCTTGTGGGGTGTACGCCATGGAAAATCCTTGACTGAACTGTCCGTCCTCGGTTGGAGCGGTAAAAATCTGGCGGCCAACAGTGCCGCTGGCGCCACCTTGATCTGTGCCAGCAATACGCCGGCTGGGCGTAGGGCGATTTTCACCAAGCTGGGAGGACCAGTAAACAGCAAAATCGCGGTTGCCGAGGCTGTTCAGCGCTGTGGTGCCAACACGGATGCCGCCAAGTTCGGGGGCGTCACTGCCGTACTCGCCAGCAACGTAGATGCCTTCAAATGCCTGATAGCTGCCGTAGCTGTAGATGCGGCTCCACACCAGTGCAGGCGCAAGAATCAGACCGCCGGTTAAAGCGCCGTCAGCGCCAGTGCCTCGCTTGCCAAAGGGGATAGGAATTGGCTGACCGTATTCAGCAAGGGCGCTGATGTTATCGAAACTGGTGGTTTGATTGAAGCGGGTAGGTCCAATTTGATCGGCTAGTTTTTTGCCTTTGATCTTGGCCGGCGTTTCAAGAGCTGGAGCTTTTGGTGCCAGAAGAATGCTTATAGCAGTAAGCGCCAAGCCGATTGCAACATTAACTGCAATAGTTGTTGCAACAGATTTTGCGGATACCGCTACAGCAGCAACTACTGGCACCATTGCTGCATAAATTTCGGGAATATTTTCGTATTCAGCCGGACGCACATAAGCCGCATCGCGTGCGTAACGGACAAATTCTTTGTATTCCTGTTCAGTGCAACCAAGCGCTTCAATTAGCGCGATCTCATACGGTAAGAGCGGCGGATCGTAAAGCTTGCCACCGGTTTCCAGTCCACTGCGGAAATCAAGTGGTTTATGAATAGGATGCCACTCTGCCATTGGACTCCGAATTCAGGTGGCTTGGCGCCAAACAGAATGATGTCACCATCGTAGATGGGAGCATCCAGAGTGTCGCAGTAAACCGACAGCTCCCGCAAGATGCCGCGTGGGCTGAGCCGATACCAATCGTCAGCGACGTCTGGCGGGTTTTTACCTAGGGCTTTTAGCGCGTCGATGACGAGGTGGATGCAGTCGTCACCGCCGTATTCATAGCGTCGGCCGATCAGGTGCTTACACACTGATTTGAGCTGTAAACGGGATGCTGCCGACTTGCCAGCGGTGCAGTCTGCGGCCAGGGATGTTGGCTTGCACAGCGTCGAGCACGGAATTCAGGCTGACTTGGATGTTGACCTCGTCCCAGCCGCCGCTGGAACAGGTGCCCCAATAGGTGTAAAGGGTGCTCTGGACTGCTCCAGTGGAGGGTTCCCAGAGCACCGTGGTGACCTTGGCAACCCATAGGTTATCGAGTGCCTCGACAATCCACGCGCTAGTCATTTTTGTGTTTGCGAATTGGAGCGTGGCATCGAGGTTGTCGCCCTGGAGGGTGGCTACCGCGCCACCGAAGCTGAACGGTAGGAACAGGTAGCCATCTACGTTTTGTTTAATCGCGTAGTTCTGGAAGCGGTATTGCGCGGCTTGACCGCTGGGGCCAATATCGAGCAGGTGGCCGTAGGCGTATTCCATTAGATGCCGACTCCTCTACGTGTGGCAGCGCTGTTTTTCAGGCTGCGCATGGCGCGGCGTTCGCCTTGGATTGCGCCCTGTTGGGCGGCTTGTGCCATGCCGGCTCTGAACTGGTCAGCTGTAACGTAGTCCACATTGTTGATGCGTTCCACGCTGTAGCGGACGTCGATGGGCGCCATCGGGGCTGTTGCTGTGCCGCCGCTTTCGCTGCTGGAGCCGCTGCCGGCAATGACGGATTCGCCACGGGCGCCACGTGAATAACGGGACATGGCGGCCGACATTTTCGACTGCGGGATGACGTATTCCGGTTCGCCGCCTTCGCCGATCAGAGCGCGAGTGGGGCCAGTAACAAAGCCGCCTTCGGCAAATGCGTACTGCTGCCATCCTCCCGGTAAAACATTACCTCCACTACCCGCTGGGTTTCCTCCGGTAATACCACCCCCAAAAGCACGTAACACAGTCATAAATAGTTGCTGTGCCAGCATTTGCGTAGCCATATCAATGAAGGCTTTGCCGATGTTTTCAAACATGCGACTAAAAGCTTCGGCTACCGTGGTCGTGCCAGTGATTATTCCTGTAATTGAATCGCTAAAGGCTTGTGATACTTCGTTGACGATGAACCCATACTTTTCGTAAATTTGCTGTTGCCTTAAAAGTTGCTGCTCTAGTTGATCACGAAGTTGTAGTTCTGTTTCTAACTGGGCTAACTGGTCTTGTTGTACAACAAGTTCGGCCTGTTTAGCGTTTAACTGAGTATCAGTAAGTACGCCCGGTGTGTTTCGTGCGCTTTCGATACTTTTTTCTAACGCTTTTATTTTTTCTTGCTGAGGAATAAGTTCGTCTAAACGCCGCATGTACTGATCTAGCATTTGCATATCTCGTTCTAATTGTTCGCCTCCAAAGGGGAACTCAAGCTGGGTTTGTAATCTATCAATTTCAGTTTGACCGGCTATACGGCGCTGGGCATTTTGACTCAGTAGTTGCTGCGCTTCTAATTCTTGTTCTAGCTTGGCGCGTTCCCGCTGTACGTTTAGGTTATCTTTCAAGTACTGATACTCTAACTTTAAGTTGTTTAGTCTATTATCAAACGTAGCATCAATCGTTTTTTGGTTAGTAGCATAATCTTCTGAGGCTTGCGCAGAAGCGTATTCGTTACGAATAATACCTTCTTGAATTCCTTGACGCCTTTCCAACAGAATTAAACTTTGCTCGTACCCAGCAATAGGTCCTTTATACAGGTCTACACCTTTTTCTAGGATTGCGTATTCATCGAGGACTGTTTGCGCCAGCTGATTTTGCAGCTGAAGCATAAGCTGGTAAGCTCTGATTCTGTCCTGACTAGCTTGTTCTGCAGCTCGCGCAGCCTGTTGATCAATGTTACGTACTTCAGCCGCGTACTTTAAGTTGGCCTGTTGTATCATTAACTGATTTTTTGTAGCGTCATATGCCTTACCTATCCAGTAATTTTGAATTTCGAGTAGTTTGTTTTTGTATTCTTGCTGAGCTACTTGTTTGGCTACGGCCACGTAGCTTTGGCCGTCCTTTTCTAAAGACATTCCGGCCAAAGTTAGCTTTTGGCCTTCTAGTTGTACTTGGGCGGCAAGTTCTCTTGTTTGTGCTTGTGCTTGAAGTTCTGGAGTCTTGTCGATAGAAGAACTTACAGCTCCGGGCTGTAAATTAAAACGTTGCATGTATTGCTGCTGCAGACGTTGTAATGCTTGAGGATTAACAACACCATTGTTAGCTTCACGTAGTTGCATTGATTCTCTAAAGTACTGTTGATACGCTTGCGGGTTTGTTTGCCGCAAGGAAGTAAGGAAGTCAGTCTGCGCTGCCTGCTGTCTGTTGTATGCGGTGACACTTGCAAGGAAGGTATTGAGCCAAGTGAGCAAACTTGTAAGTGGTCCGGCTACAGCCGCCTGCATTTGCAGATTTAGTTCGGCTAATTTTTTATTGAATGAGTCACTTGCGGCTCCAGCGTTTTGCAAGTCTTTGACGCCTTGCGCACCTACTTTTTGTACTAGCTCGGCTTGGATAGCTGCAGCAGCTTCTGTTACGCGGCCGGCTTCGATTAGACGTTCGATGTACTGTTTTTGGCTGCGGCTGGCAATTAGGCCGGCGTCTGCAAGTTTTTGGAAGTTTGTGATCGGATCGCGCATTGCGCTTCCGGCTTCTGTCACAGAGGCGACGAATTGATCCACCAATGCGCCAACGGCACTGGTGGCCACAGACAGCATGGGATTGCCTGGGATAAGACCTCCCAATGCGCCACCGGCTACAGTTCCAACGCCGCCGCCAAATAGCATTGGGAAGGCGCCACCAATGATGACGTTTTCGGTCATCTCGCGGCGACGTGCCTGGGCAGCTCTACCTTGCTCTACGCGCCGTTGTCTATCAGCACGCAGTGAAGCTGGGTCTAGCGTTCCAGATGCGACGCGCTGTTGTGCACGGTATTGCTCCATAAGGAGTTTATTCTGATCACGCAGTATCTGGATGCTGCGTTCATCGACAGACTGTTGCTGACGCTTAGCAGCCGTTATTTGTTGTTCAGTTTTTAAGGTTTGAGCTTGTAATCCGATAACAGTTCGTTCGGATCTAGCCAGAGCATCGGAGGCGGCAGCTCGAATTCGAGCTTGCTCGTTAAGCATCGAGCGGTATTGATCGGAGGCCGTTTCTGTGCGGCCGCCAGGGAACAACTCGCCACGGGCTGGTACTTGTGCAAGTGAGTATTGGCCACCGGCCATTGCACGTTCACGCGCCATGAGTTCGGCGCTGCGTTCGCGGGCTACCTCAGCGCTGCGACGGTTCTCTTGGAACTCCTGAACTCTTGTGCGTAATTGCGATTGTGTGCCAAACACACCGG